CAGCGGCGACAGCGTTGTATTTTGCGGCGTCAATCTGCTCTAGAAACGTCTTGCGCTGCCTTTCCAGGGCGATGCGCGCCATCCGTTCGTTGCGTTCGGTGCGGTCGTCAAATTCTCTTTTCTGAGCCTCTATGCGCTCCTGAAGAGCCTTCGCGGCCTCATCGTGCTTACGCTGGCGATCTTCGAAGTCTCGCCTCGTACGCTCGAACTCTTCCTCGCGTTTCTGCTGTTCGGCCTTAGCCCGCTCCAACTGAGAGCGAACGATAGGAAGAACCTCATGCCCCCGGCGCACGTATTCATCCGGACTACGCCAATGATCGGGGTTTCCGCGCCACTCATTTTTGTCGACCCATCCCATATCCTTCGCTTGGCGAATGATCTCGGGATCGAAAGTTACTTCATTGTCTTGGACTTCTATGTCCATAATTACCTCGATTAAAAGTCGATAATAGCGCCGATGTCCTGATCGTTAACCATTCTATAGTCAACGCCATCTTTGCCTTTTACGGTAGAACCACTATGCCGAGCAAAATAAACCCTATCACCTGCCTTTGGGAATACTACCCAATCAGGCCATTCATGATAAGAAAACGCTGCTGGGGACAGATCGATGATCGTTCCCAGAATCTGCCCTCGTGACTCAAGATCAAAAGCCTCGTCAGGAAGGAGAATTCCACCTTTTGTAACCTTTTTAGTTTCGTCTGGAAGAACCAAAACCTTAAACTGAAAAGGTCGAATGCCGCTGTGGTTATTTGGGCTCAACGCAAATGACTTTTTTCTATTGAGACTTCCCTTGGGACGCCCCTTTTTCTTCGGAGATCCTGCCCCGAATGCTGTGGCATGAACCACACTCATTAAATATCCTCATATGCTAGATTGATTATTTCAGTCAGAACGCGGGCTCTGGCTCTCAAATCCGCCAACGTAAGCGGATCAGGATTTCCTCGCCCCCATGAATGCTTCATCCATGTAACTTCCGCCTCTTTGATATGATCGCGGAGTTTATCCATGACTTTTATCGTGACTGGATGCTCCAGCCAGTCGTCAAAATCGCTTTTTTCGAACGTCATATGCCTGTTTTGGGAGAGTTGCTGTAGAAAGTGGGAGAAAAATAAAGACGCATCTTCGCAATAAACCAATTAAATTAAGAAGATGCGCCGAAAAAATTAGCTATATAATTATATTATTCTATTTTTGGCAAAATACTTGTCAACGCCATTAAAAATTATTTTACGAGAGCTTCCGCCGCTTTATCTGCTTGCTCGTTCTGATTATTTATCTGCTCTTGTGCGAAATTCATGCTATTTTGATCCATTTCCGCCGCCGCTTTAGCGCCACGAATATGAGTGTCTGCCAAATGGGCAGCGCCACGAGCATTGTTGAGGTCAATATCGCTTTGAAGCTTCTCAAGCTGCTTCTGCATCATTACCATCTGTATCTGACCCTGCGGCGTCTGTTCCGGTGGCGGAGCGGGCGGCGCAAGGATGTCAAGGAAGTTGTCGATTCCCGCAGCGGTTAGCAGCCGAACCAAAGTCTTGCTAGGATCAAGCAATTTATCATACGGAGCCTGAGACTGGAGTTGAGAGAGCATTTGAGCTCTTGCGATTCGCTGCATCTCTGTGATAAGATTTGGATCAGCGACCGGAGTGACGGCAATGTTATCTTCTGCGTAATCAAGGGAGACGCTCGCCGGTTCTCCGACGATCCTGCTGTATTCTTCGTCAGACAAGTATTTTCTGTTAAGCCTGTAGAGTATCTTGTATTCTTTGGACAGAGCTTTAAAGATGCGCTTGTAAATGGCGGTGAACACCTTCAAGCCCTGCTCAATCAAGGCAAGCAATGTCGTTGGCTGAATCTGCTGGCTACGAACGTCCCCGGTGAGAATATCCTGAATAGACGTGATTTGCTTTGCGGATTCAACCATCATAGTGAGCAGTTGGAATAACGCCGCTGATGGTCCAGGGTGCTGCATCGTAACAATAGCGTTACGAATATCTTGCCCCATTTCCCCTAAAGTGTAGTAAACGCCGGGCTCGAATCGATACTCGCTTTTTTTCAGCGAGAGGCCAGAGCCGATAAATCCGCCGCCAGCATTTTGCAAATGACCAGCATCAAGCATCTGATTCATCGTACTATCGATAACGGCGGTAATGCTTTCCAGAAGCATTCCGAACCCAATAGGATAAAATCCGCCGTCTGGATCGGGAATGAATGGATAGACAACAAAATAGTCTTCGCGCGGTATGCGAAGAATTTTGTCTTTCCGATATTTTATTTCACGTGGATCAAAGCCAGCCGTAATGCGAAGGACTTGCTCCGAACGCTCATGGACGGTTACAATCCAGGGCTCTGGATAGCCGTCTCCATCAAGGTCATAGTAGCAATGTTGCTCAATAATTTTGTATGGAGCAGCGTCGTCATTCGCAGTATCGTCGTCATAAAGATCAGCGTCAATAAAAATATTAGCGCGGACTCGCTCCTCAACTTCCTGAGGATACAGTTCAAAAACATGACTTATTCTCGGGGCGTTTTCTAGAGACTTTACCTTTTGGTTTACGACTAAATTAATAAGACTGATGAATACGGAGTTGGGCTTGTCGTTTTCAAAACGCCAGAAACTTTTCCTTGCGCCGCCACCGATGATCGCCATCTGATGGAGCATGAGGTCGGTTTCCGTTTCCCAATCTTCCATTTCTTCGAGGCACTGATAGCTCATATGCGAAGATACGCGCGCGCTACGAGCCGCTTGCACGCCTTGGGGGTCAGCGCCAGTCAGTTTTGCCTTAACAACATCTCTGCCTGAGATGATGGCAGGATAAGCTCTTGCTGCGAATTGCAGAGCAGCGGTCGTTAGCAAAGGATAGTGAACGTTAGCAGCGCCAGGAAATGGATAGGTTTTTTCCTCACGCTTCTGCTTGGCGATCTCTAACGCACGTCTAGCCTTTTCTTCCCACTCTTCGCGAGACGCTTTATCAATGCGATAACCGTCCATAACCTTGTAACCAAGGGATCGGAGAGTGTCTTGATCAATCTCAGAGGCGACGTTAGGCATGGATGCCCAGCGTTGCAACTCAACCAGGGTCGGCGGAAAATCAGGCTTACGATGCTCGGGAAGCGGAATCAGCCCTTTTGGGCCATCCGCCTCTGGTTCAGCAAGGGCGTTGCGAGTCGAACGGTAATCCCAGTCTTCCGAGGGCTTAGCGTCGGAAGCAGTAAAGCTCATTCGTAGCTACGCTCTTTCCTGGCTTTGCGGCGAGGCTTCCGGTCAGAACGTTCTGAGCCTTTCGCGCCCATAACGTAAGAGATAGCCTTGTGGAAAGGGATGCCGTCACGCTCAGAGAGCTTCATTGCGCGTTCGACAATAGCGTCGGGTTTTGAATTATCAGACATTTTAAATTATTTGTGGAAAGAACTAAGGGTTTTTGCGAGATTAGCGCGTTTACGAGTTATTGGGTTCTTCGAGTGTGCAGCTTTGGCGAGCTTAGATGCTGGAATTTTCTTGTCAGCAGGCACGCCAAGGGTTTTGTGCAAGGCTCCAGGATTTTTTACCGCACCTTTTATCCAATTTTTCGCCATTTAGTAACCTGTTATAGATGATTTGCCAGAGCGGAAAGGAACGACGTTATCTTCTTCGTCTTCATCTTCTACAGAGGGCGCGCACCTAGCAAATACTAGTCCGGAGACCATTGCATATCGAGTTGCGTCCATAAGATGATCGTTCTCTTTTACAATCATACCCTTCTTCGACCGCCTGTAAATGCGATACTCAGAAGCCCAGTTAGAGCAAGTTCTAAATACTTTTAATCGTCCTGACACCAGTCTGCTGTATACTTCGTAGATTCCAGCTTCCACAGCATTATCAGCAGGGCGGAGCTTAAGGCCGAGATTTCTATAAATGTCAATGAGCTTAGAACCATCCATTTGAGATGAACCAGCTCCAGCAGGATCAATAACGCCGGGAATATATTCGCCACGAGCCCGGATAGAATGTGCGTGAATTTGTGGAGGATTTTGGCCAAGGTAATGCTCAGAGTAAATGTAGACGACGTCGGAATCTCGGTCCCAGGCGCACCAGACGACAGCGGTTCGGTTCCAACCGACGTCCATGCCGTAAACTTTCGGCCAGTATTCCGGGATTTTTATCGGGTCAATAAAGATGTCATCTTCGGGGACGGGGTAAACCTTGCCAGAACCAAGCATAGGGATGCCCTTAGATCGGGCTTCACGTTCGTGTACGGGGAACTGCTTAAGCATTTCATCGCACATTGCTTTAGTTAAGTGTGGAACCTCACTCCACCCTATAGTCGTGACCCACCTAGCCATTAGTCGTCTTCGCCTTCGTGCTCATCCTCATATGGGCGAACACTATTTATGTCCGTAATATTTGGCGCGTATTCTGGCAAGTATAAAAGAACAACGTCTGATAGCCCATTAAGTGGAGTAAAAGTACAGATCATTATTCCATCTCTAGTCATAAGTCTAGTTAAGCATTCAGTGTATACGTCTAGAGGTCCTTCCTCATCCAGCCAAATTAAATCGCGTGCAGTTCCTTGGAACTTCTTCCTTCCCTGATCAAAACTCTTTAGGCCAAGCGTGCTAGCCCCACCTGACACATGTTTAATTCTTACGGTATCGACCGCGCCTGGGACGCCAGCCCTATGAGTTGGTACTCCCAGGATGCAATCTTTTGGAATCAGACCCGAGCCAAAATCACCGATGTCTCCTAAGAGTATCTGCTGAACGATGTCACGCGTAGTCTCAGAGGTATCAGAAGCACTCCATGCGTCAATCGGCCTCCTAAACCTCCTGCCTTCCCACCATTCAGGATATCTCCCCGTCAAGTGCAAAGATGTCTCATATCCTCCGATGCCGAAGCTCTTCCCCGAGTTGTGGCTGACGATTCCGCCACTTTCATAACAATGCGTTTCCTCTACAGTAAAATCCAAAACTGGTTGATAACCAATGCTTTCTATGATATTTATCCTTTGGCCACCAACTAACCTAAGATGACCGTATGGGATATAACAATCATAAATCGGTGTGCGAAGTGCACCATCAAGAAATTCTTCTTTTGATTGACCAAAAGGTAACCATCGTACAGATTGCACGAACGCTGGGAATTCCACATTCAGCGCTGAAAGGATATCTTGGGCGTCGTCATATCCATTCACAAAGCCCCGCCGATGCTTCCCACAAGGTCGATGAGAAGCGTGTCGCTGAGATGCTAGCTTTAGGAACAACTCATCGGATAATAGCCGAAGTTCTCGGCATTCATCGCTCGACAGTAGAGCGGACAGCGAAGAAGCTTGGCCTACAAACCGCGAGATCAGGTCCACGATCTGGTGTGGGTCATCCAGAATGGAAAGGGGGAAGGGTTCTTGAAAAATACGGTTATATCGGCATCCATGCTCCTCTGCATCCCCAGGCAAAAAAAACCAATGGGCGGGTTCCTGAGCACCGACTTGTGATGGAGGTGAAGCTTCAGCGGTTCCTGACAAGGGAAGAAGTTGTTGATCACAAAGACAACTGTCCCTATCACAACTGGCCAGATAATTTGGCCAGTTACGCTTGCAATGCAGACCACTTGAGAGCTGAACTAACAGGGAAATGGGCGTCCAGCCCTCGGAAGTCAATAATAGGTGCTTACGGGTGCAATCAAAAGTTGAACCATTGTCCAAATGAAGACGAAACATTGGCTCAATGCCCTTTAGAAATACGCCGCCAGCTTTTTTTTTACATCGAGAGCTTCCGTCCCACGACGAAACATAAAAACCTTCCTCGCCGATCAATTCTGAGATTAGGCGCGTGGAGGAACCCATTTCTATGGGAGTAAGTGGGCCTAAACAACGATTTGCCGCGATTGCTGCGCGTTCTCTGTACTCCCGTCCTGCTTTAAAAAATTCCATGTGCTTCGGGTACAACTCCCTTCTCAGAGGACCTGTCTCGGGATACAGCGTTTGGAGCTTATTGTACTTGTTATGGTTTTCTATCGCCTCCAAATGCTGGAGGAGTTCGTCGCCTTCTTTTTCAGGCAACTTCCCAATCGCAGTCGGTGATGGCTTCAGCTTCTGGAGAAGCGCCTTTACCTGATCTGGGGGCAATGTTTTCAAGTAGTCTTGCAGGTTCTGCGGTGATTTCGATGGCTTCTGGGACATGCTCTTTGAATAGCTCTGGGTTCGTCTTGGCTAATATTTCCAATATACGCAAATTCCTTTCATCTTCGCTGACCTTATGCTCTATCTCATTTCGGACTTCAGAGTACCGAGTCCCATATTTCTGAGGAGCCAATCTTTCTGCAAGCTTAATATAGGCTTCTACTGCCTGTCTTCCATTCTTCGCGTCGTCTCTTGCGAGATGTTCCTCCAATTGGAAAAGCGCCCGATCCATCAGCGTATGTGATTGCTGGGAGCGGGCGCGACAGAGCATTTCGGAAAATTCAGGATTCTTATAAGCCCATGTGTATATGGAATGCGTCTCAATCTTGAGGCGTTTCGCAATTTTTTCCATGGTTAACCCACTCGCGATCATCTCGCAAATGAGTTCCGCCCGTTCTTGAGTGTAAATTCCTGGGCCTATTTTTTTTGGTTTTAGTCCGACAAAGTCACCGAGACGCCCTTTTAACAGACTTTTGGCTGTTTTTGCGTTTGTCGGCTTTAACAAACTCTTGTGCGACCTTAATTGGCGGGAGTTTGCCCTTGGCTTTTTTTCTTGACTTGGAATGTGCAGCCATTTCCATTAAATTATGCTGGGCTTGGCTAACGGAAGGCATTTCAGCACTTCCCGCCCTTCTTGCGCGCCTTAACCTTGCCGCCTTTCTTCAAGCCCTTCTCTTTGAGCTTGTCAGCGATCAGCTTCTTGTCTTCCGCTTCGTCCATGTGTTTCTTAGCCATTATTTTTTCCGTATTTATTGAAGAAAATTGATGAGGCTTGAGTATGTTGCCTCGGTTACATGTCCCATTATAATTGAGCTCATTAGATTAACAACATATTCGCCATGGCAAAATCATTTAAACAAAACAAATTCGGCGCTAAACCTCAGCGGCAAGACGGCATATTCTTCGCATCGAAAAAAGAGCTGAAAAGATGGAATGAACTGAAGGGGTTAGAGGAAATCGGAAGTATCTCAGACCTGCAACGTCAGGTGAAGTTTCCATTCAAGCTCGACGGAAAGCTAATGTTTAGCTATTACGCTGATTTCGTCTATAATAACGGTGAGGGAAAGGTGGTGGAAGACTCAAAAGGCTTCAGGACGCCTCTTTACAAATTGAAGAAGAAGATAATAGAAAATAGTTACGGAATAAAAATCCTTGAGACCTAATTCAGGCGGCAGGAAGCCAAACGCTCTCCATTCCTCGCTGTGCAAGCTGTCTCTTCGCGCTAGAAACGTTACGCGCCCGCACAAAAGGGAACGGCGCAGCTGATTCAACACACACGAGACCGCTCGGAGTATTTTGCCATTTTGTAGCGGTAAAGCCACTGCTAGTGTTTATGATGCAAATCCAGATCTCTAATTTTTTTCCCATTGTCTTTCAACTCCTTATCTTATCTTAGCTTTCTCATTGATTTAATGGTGCATGGCTAGCGAAAGGTTGTCAATAAAAAAATGCATTTCCTTTTGCTCACAATGCGGTTATGATGCGCGGAATCGCAGCAAGAGGAGCAGACATGGATATCGAAGTTCTCAGCTACCATTTCACAGAAGAGCAGAAAAGAATAGGAGAAGTTGTCTGGAGAGAGTTAATGCAGCTCCAGAAATTTCTACGTGATAATGTCTATGAAACCGTTGTCACTGACGGACGAGCGACAAAAGGCCGAGAGATGGACATAACCATGACTCTTCTCTCTCACATCATGCTATCGGCTGTTGTTGATTTTATTTGGACAGAAATGGAACATAGCAAGAAAAACGCGGACGACATAAGAGTAATTCTTAATCCGCTGATTGACAAGCTCATCGACGATTTGAAGATAGCCCAAGCCATGGAAGCGCCTACAACTCTACAGTAAGTATTGACGACCAATAGCATAGCCCGACCTGATTGCAGCCCAGATAAACGTCCGAAAATAAGCGCGTCTATGCGCTTAAAAGTGTGGGAGCTTCGGAAGGGCATATGCTATTGTTGTCGCCAGCCCATCATCGGGCATAAGGAGAAATGGATTGTCGAACACGTCATTGCGCGAGGAATCTGTGGAAAAGACGAAATAGCCAACTATTGGCCTTGTCATGAGACCTGCCGACGCGAAAAAGACAAGATCGACATCAAAATGATAGCGAAGACTAAGCGTATAAAAAAGCGCAATTTAGGGATAAAAACGTCGAAATCTAATTTTGCGGGCGGAAAAAACTCTAAGTTCAAGAAAAAACTAGACGGAACAGTGGTGCTGCGATGACCCTAACTATTCGAAATCCAAGCCTCTTTCTAGCCGCTGCCAAGGCGAGCCATGGGCTTATCGTCGTAAGCAAAGACAGCCATCTCAAGCGAAACGGCGAAGTGCTGATCGGGTTCGCCGATATTTTGCTACGCCTATGCGAAATAGAGGCGCAAACCGAAGGCACGCAAACGCTTGTTTGGCTGCTTGACGAAGGCGCTCTCGACTTCAGCGACGAAGACGCGCGGAAAAAATGGGTTAACCTCCAGGACCTGAGGGCGCGGTTCGCAGCCATCAAAAGTTTTTCGGTTAAGGATACACAGTGGGACGGTTTGTGGGAATGGCTCATCAAGCGGGCTGCTATCGTGATCAACCGCAAATATATCAAAGGCGATAGGCTCGCGCCATTTTTACTTCGAAGAGTTCCTCTAGAGTGGGAAGATAGTCCGGCGTATCATCGCCTGACGAAATATGACCTGTCGCCATCTTACGGAGTTTTTGTCAAACCGTCGGAAAAAAAGATAATGACGATCATTGGCGTCGCTAACTCACCTTATGGCACATGTCAAAGGGTGATGCCAGAGATTCATGCATCTGTAGAATCGGAGATGCTAACGATCTTTGCGGCAGCAAGAATATTTCTGCGCATACAGCATTCAGTAAGCGGAAACGCCTATCTTGATAACAAACATGCGCTGACCTCTTTCACTGGGAGCGGCCTCGTATTCGGGACAGTTCCAGAGTTTTTGGATAAGTACTGATGAACTACAAACGCAAATACGCTCGGTCTGCTGCCCGACATCGGACATATTCTCGGAATGGATGGCGGGTTGCGCGCGAACTTTCACCATTCCTTCCAGGACAAACTGTTAAGGACGTTGAGTGGCCGCCTGAGTTTGGCTGTGTCACCAACTGGCCAAAATGGCACGACATCGTTTACAACATAAGACCTTGGCGGCGGGAATGGAAATCTAAACTTAGCCAGATCAAACGTGGCGCTGACCCTGATTCCATCGCATTTCCACTATATAAAAAACCGCATATATATTACTGGTGAGGATATTTTGCCTACTATACGAACGCCTATTCTATTCCCAACGCCTATTGCAGAACTTCGCCCAACACAGATAACGGTCGGTTTTAGAGAAGTCGCCGCCAAAAGGAAAAAGTGGCGCGATAAAACAGAGAAGGACAAGACTAAATTCTTTGAAAACCATATGATTCCCGTTATTTTGGGGCCAAAATATCGGCGATATATCCTAGATCATCATCACCTATGTCGTGCGCTTTACGAGGAAGACGTTAAGGAAGTATTTACGGTTGTCCAGAAAGACCTGAGCAACCTGGACAAAACATCGTTCCTGACTTTCATGGATTTCCATAACTGGCTTCATCCCTTTGACAGTGACGGCCAGCGCGTGGCGTTCAGCAAGATTCCGAAGTCGATTGACAAGCTTGAAGACGATCCTTTCCGTAGCTTGGCGGGAGAGCTGAGGCGCGCGGGCGGCTATGCGAAGGATACAACGCCTTTCTCTGAATTCATTTGGGCGGATTTTTTACGGAAGCGAATAAAAAAGAAAGACGTCGAAAACGACTTTAATGAAGCGCTTGAAGCGGCGCTAAAACTTGCCAAAGATAAAGAAGCAGCGTATCTTCCTGGATGGTGTGGAGCTTTTAAGTAGGAGGTCAGTTTGCGCGGGGATCGCTTTGTAATGTTGCTCTGCGCGGGCGGCGCAGGGTATTTCGGTTGGCTATACTATAATGCGAACAACGCGGGTCCGGGCGCGATTATTTTGACGGTCTTGGTAATCTGGCTCTTCATTCGGTGGAACGACAAAATTGACCGAAAAGCTGTGTTTGATCAAGCTTGGGAAGACGCCAGCCGCCGCGCGCGCTCATACAGAGATGCAAAAAGACGTGGCCAATTTTAAGAGGAAACGCTGCCGCTATAAGGGAAGTCGGCACATGTCTTACGTTTCCTGGATGAAACGAATCGGCCTGGAAATCACGAATATGGACCGGACTTGGGCGCGTAGGATCGGGGTGGAAGGAACATCCGACAGCCTGACGTTCAGATGTCGCAGGCTTCCTGGTTGGGCGAACGGACCATGGTATCCTCGCGCGCACGACATCCTGTTTCATGTAAAGCCCGAAAGGCGGCGGTGGCAGAAGCTAGCCCACCGCATAAAAAGAGGAGCCGATCCGGACAATGTGCCACACTTACTCAGACACAAACCGCATAAGTATTATTGGTGAGCCTACGGCCCAGCCGTCATATGACGCGGAAGAGATTGGGAAAATCGCAGGATTAATCTTTGATCGCGTCCCAGACGCGTCTCCAGCTAATTGCGCAAAAGCTGCAAAGGAAATCTGGGAGAAATACGTGTTGGCTATAATCGATGAGGCGATCCTCGATGAAATGAGGAGCATCGCAGCCGCCAAACGTAGACGTGCAGAAGAGCTTTCAACCGAGTAAAAGAAAAAGCAATGACTACAGACGCAGAGATTGAAAAGACAATATCAGCCAAGGGCTTAGTCGCCCCTAGAATAACTCCAGAAATAATTCAAAATTGGATTGCTGGAGAGTATTTCGCCACTGCTGATCAGATGTATCCTGGTGCGCCCATCCTCCCTGGAATGCACGTATATACGGTGTGTACTCTTGTCCTGATAAACGGCTTCATTGTCACAGGTCATAGCGCCCCGGCATCGGTGGATAATTTCGATAAAGACCTTGGCGCAGTGTTAGCTCGTCAAAATGCTGTGAATAAAATCTGGGAACTTTTGGGCTTTCAGCTTAAGTCCGAATTGAAGAAAGTTCGGCTTCTGCCAGAACAGCCAGAGGACAGCTTAACCATTGAATTCCTTGAATCATTGGCTCAAACTGTTCGGACTAAGCTCGAATATGGACGCACCATAGGCTCCATTCAACTCGGCGCATATGCGCCAACTGACGAAGCATATGTATCATTCCGCGTTGCAATCTATCCCAACTATCTTTTTTTCCTGGAGGATTCCGAGGCCAAGAACATCCTAACGTTGGGAGAAAGGATTCCTCGACTTGATTCAAGTCTTGGCTGGCTATTAGACATTATTGCCACAAAGACAGAAGCATATTTCCAGGCGAAAGGCGCGACGATCTATTGGAGAATTACGCCAGAAGTCACAAGGCCAACTCTCGACGGGGAAAAGGTTCCCGTCCTGTATATGCGACTTCTTCTAACCGACCTCCCGCCAAGTCGGCGCTTCACCAACGATGACTGATAAAAAGGCGGCAATTGCCGCCTTTCCTACCGCCACACCTCTATAGTTGCGTCTGGATGTTCTTTACACGCAGCCAGCACCCGTTCAACAAACGGGACGAAATCGTCATAAACTCCCCAGCCGTTCGGCGCGTCGAACTGACGGAAAAACGCAGGATCGGCTTTTAATTTGGCCAGACCTTGCTCCAGAGGCTCGATAAGCTGTTCCGCTTTAGTGAATTCGTTCTCGTCTGGCCGCCAGAGGGCTTTATAGATTCCGGCTTGTGTCGCCATTTCACAAAGATTATGAGTGATATTTGCGTCGAAGACCGTTTTCTCTTCGGTGACGACTTTTTTTAGCCAGAAGTCTAAACCCATTTTCCTACGCTCCTCTAAGAGAAGGTTATTTTATTCCAAGCCGCGATTTTAAGCTTCTTTTAAGGTTGCTTCCTGTTTAGAGGCTTCTTATTTAAGTCCTAAACTTCAGTTCAGATCGGTTCAGGCACAGCTCACCTTAAGCCAGGAAAGCTGTTTTATCCTAAACTTTCAGACGAGTCGGACGATTACAGCCTAGGTTTCGTGAACGATTTTATCGTAGGGCAGGTCAGCGGTCGCCGATCTATATTTCTTACCATTTGCTAACATTATGTAGCTCCTGTGAACACTTCCTGCTTCACTGAGTTCAGTTTCACGACTTGCTCAAACAAATCGCCAGAGCTTTCCTCTCCACAGGCGTAAATTCCCGCCGATCTGGCGGTACCGTAGTCTTCTAAATTCTGCGCGGCGTTCTCGTCGCGGTCGTGATTAGCGCCGCAGTTGTCACATGTCCACTCGCGTTCGCTAAGGAGCAAAGTCTTGCGGACGACTTTGCAACGTGAACAGCGCTTGCTTGTCGGCTCAAACCTTGGCGCGAACATGATGTCCGAGCCGAATAACGCCGTCTTGTACTCGGACTGGCGGCGGAATTCGTACAACCCAACATCAGAAATAGCGCGCGAAAGCTTACCGTTCTTCATCATCCCTCTAACGTTGAGGTCTTCAAGAACGATAAGGTTTCCGCTTTTGCAGATTGCTGTGGAGGCCTTATGTAGTGCGTCGGAGCGAATACTCGCGATCCTAGCGTGAAGCTTCGCCACTTTCGCTATGGCTTTACGCCGATTTTTCGAGCTTTTCTTGCGGCGCGCAACAATCCGCTGAAGCTTCGCGAGTTTTTTCAGACGCTTGCGCAAAGCATCCGGGGCTTTGAACTTCATCCCGTTCGAACAAACCGCCATAGTTTTTATGCCGAGATCAACGCCGATAACGCCTTGGCTTTCGCACGTTTCGGCTTGATCTTCTGTCTCTATGCTCAATGCAACGAACCAGCGATCTGCTGTTCTTGAAACGACTGCGGATCGGACTTGGCCACTAAATCGTGTTTCTTCACACATCCTCACCCATCCGATGACCGGGAGCTTAACGCGCTTGCCGTTGATCTGAACGGCCTGCGGCGTCGCTTCTCCAGTCCCCCCGTCAGCCCGGAAGCTATCGCGAACGCCCTTGCGCTTGAAACGTGGATATTTCCCTTGTCCTTGAAAAAAACGCTCGAACGCTCGGCCCAAGTTCTTGATGGCTTGCTGTGGAGCGTTCTTTGTCACCTCATAGCACCATGGGAAATCAGTCTTTTTCAGAGCATTAAATTGTCTGCGCAAGGACACTTCAGATGGCTTTCCGCCAGCTTCGTACTGGCGTTTCCATTCTGCCAGCGCCCAGTTATAAGCAAACCGCGCAACACCAGCAGACTTAGCCATAAGGCTAGCCTGTCTGTTATTCGGGTTCAGCGCTATTTTATGGGAGCGAAGCAATTGTCATTTCCTATTAATAAATATTAAAATTTAACGCGCTGCTGTATAGTCTTGGCTAAGCTCGTAGGCGTCTCTCCCGATAGACGGTATTGGATATGGAACGCTACAATAACATAAAACCAAGAATCAAATCAAGAACTTTTTTCAGGAATTCTCAACTTTTTGCGAAAAAATTTTACCCTCGCTCTCATCGCGGCGATACGCTCTCAGAAATTCAGACGCCAAGCCACAGCCGCCCATCAACGCCATCCCTACTGTCACACAGAACGATAATCCGCCAAACTGATCTGAAGTTATCGAGCTCTGAGTGATCGCTAGGGAAAGCATGGTTAGTAGCCCAGACACAGTCATAACTGCTCCGAATACTGCCATCCCGATAGATAAAGTTCTCATTCCCTGACCTTTGATCTCAAGATTTCCTCTAGAAATTCATCGTCCTGCGGCGTCCATTTTTCTCTTTCTACGCTCCTGCCAGCCTTCCTCAACCGGACGAATACCTTGCCTTCGTTAAGAAGACAAGGGTACATTTTCTCGATTACCTTGACCGTTGTCAATCGTTTCTTAGGGGGTTCCATCTTGTCTTCGCGCCCAAAAAATCGCAGTGCACGCCACGAAACCCGCCAATCCAACCACTGCACCGAAAATGTATGAATACATATCGTCATGGGAAAGAGCTATGCCCATTATCCACGATAAAATCAACGTGAATAAACAAGCGCCCATCCCTATGGCAAAAATAGAAGCGATAAATCCCAGCGCACGACTGCTCATCACATCACCATCAACATTTCTTTTTGCCGCCGAATATGCTCAGCGCGCGGAACTCTCTGTTTCTTCTGATTACGCCCCGACGTTTCGAACACTTCGTCGCGAAGGTCTGGACGCCATTCCCAGGTAATCATGATGCCTTTAAAGTTCTTTCTCGGAGCCCAAGGGTGTGCCGTATGATAGGCCGTCCGACGCGTAAGATAGTGTTTAGCCATCTCAGGCCAGCAAGTGAACCCATCCTGGCAAGCAAGCTCGTAAAGCTCCTCCGCCGTTAGGACGCGATTGGCGAGGCCGACAGTCATGCCCCCTTCGTCTAAGAGGAAAGGAACCACAGACTTGAGAAGAATCTCATTCTTGGCAATAGTCCTCTGATTCTGAAATCGACCATCATACCTAATAATCGTCAGAAACTTCCCAGCCTCGAAGCTCACCAACGTAGGGTCGTTGAACCTCAGCATAAAGGTTTTAACCCCGGCTTCAATCAAATCAGCATGTTTGCCTGTGCATCTAATAACACAGACGCCACGTTCCCTTTTTGTCTTGGAACCATGACGCTTAGGCATAAAAATATCCATTGTTCTCCTTGTTTGGCCGCCCGAACAATACCGAGCGGCCTGTTCTTACCCTATTACGTTTAACTCTCGCAATAGACCATTTTGCAGATTATCTGTCATCTCGCCCAAAATCATGATCTTAGACATATGCGCAGATACATTGATTATGTGTTGGAGCTCCACAGGATGGCATATTCTCCCAAGGCTCACCGCTCCTGGAACGCCTTCCAGCAAGAGCAATACCTCCAACGTAGCATAAGCTATCGGCGTAAACCACACGAGCGACTGGCTGAGTTCTCCTCTTACTTCGCCATTGCCAAGACCGACGAATATGGTTTTTTCACATGAAACAACGCGAAAAACCATGGCGCGCACTTCGTCAGCTGTTGTTTCCTCCTTCAGGTACCGGGGCGTCGGGATCGACTGTTTCACCATCGTTGACCGGATCATCGGGCGTTCTTTCGAGTAATCGAGCTAAATGAGCGGCAAAAACCCCTTCGAACATATCTGCCAAAATCGTCTTCGAAGTCTTAGACGTTTCAACGAGCTGGAGCGATAGAGCCGCCGCCGTCGATAAGGAAGTCGCCAGGGAATACAACACATCATCTAACGGGACATCATCATTGATGTAGGCATCGAAGATGATATCACAAAAGCGGCTAACAAGCTGCCATGAAAACTCTTTCTCTGGCGTGCTTCTATCCCGCGTTAGGAGCTCTTCGTGAAAGCCTTTTCGCCACGTTTCGACGGCGTTCTTGGTTTCTTCCGACATATTTTCTTTGCTTTCTCCGCTGTTTCATCTATCTGCTTCAAACTTTCCATTATTTCCCCACGCGTTATATCGCATGCGTGAGGGTCGAAGTTCGCGGCGTTAAGGTCGTATCCCTCATAACCACGCTGGTTAGAACATACTACTGTGCCTTTTACTCTGAATCTAGAATTATCATGCGTGTGTCCATGAATCGCGAGGACAAGCTTGTTTTTATTGCCCATAACTCGCTCAAAATTCGAATAGTATGCCCAATCCATGTCACCCGGAGGATACGCCGAAAACTTCTTGCTCAACCAAGATGGAGCATGATGAGTAATCAGTATCTTTGCTCTCTCCGGATATTCCTTAATAAGCTTGGCGATATTGTACCGGCACCTCTTATGCTGATCGTAAACATCTTTTGGCGTGATGCAACGCGTATAACCCTTTTGGTCCGTCATCCGGATCGAACGGCAATCAGACATCCGCGCCCTTATTAACTCCATTTGGCTCACATCGGGGTAACCATAGCTTGCCCAGAGTGTTGACCCAATAAAGACAAGGCCGTATTCCAAAACGATCTGATTATCAAGCAACTTAGCGTTAGGAGCATTCTCCGCTAGGAATTTGCGGATAATATCCGACGTCTCCGACCAGTGACAACCGTAATGCTCGTGATTGCCATTAACCAGAAACACCCGCTCATACTTGCTAAGCTCATCAGCGCAAAAACGACGAAACCTGTCCCTAACCTTAAGGCCACTCACGCTAGTACAGTCGTCTCTCATCGGCGCGGCAAGCCAAGTGTCTCCCGCTAGGAGAAGAATGTCGCCGCCTGGAAGCGTCAAGTCGCCAAATTCCAGGTGTAGATCAGACATGGCGCTGATTAGCATTCGTTTTTCTCCTTAAGTAGAAACCTGTTATTGATCGCCTTGAAACTATATTCTCGTTCTCCGTCGCGATAGTTCCGCCAAACAACTCCTTCGGCTTCAACACCTGACAACAACGCAGATTCGACCTCAGAAAGCGCTAATATTTCCTGAATTGTTCCTGGCAAATAATCCATTTTGTAGATCAATGGGCAAATGTCCAACCCCAGACCTTCTGCGATCCCCATGAATTCGGTCTCGTCTACATAGCATTCCTTTGCTATATCATAGACTGAGAACAGCCGCCATTCAGGACGGTTGCGCCGATATCTGTTTTTCTGGATGCCAGGGCCGATAAGCTCGCCTTGAAGGGCGTAGCAAGTCCTTTGACCCGCAAGGAAAGCGGCGACGTCATGCTCTCTGGCGATTTCCCATGCGGGATGAGATTCTTCTTCCTTGAGCTCCCAGTTACGAGAGCAAACACCGAATTCCGTTCCGTCCCAGTACATGGAAATCGACGTTCCATCGAGCTTTTCGCGGCCATACCAGCCCTTGGATATCCTCATGTAGTCCAGAATCCTGGTGCAATTCTGGATACGAGGCTCATCCGTTTTTGGGAACAGCGCTGTCGGGAAATTGCCTTTCATTGTTCCAGCGATTTGGACAGGAACGGCTGGCTCCCATTTCGTGACGCCAAGCTCTTCGGTGAGGTCATCACCCTCTTTGGGCGCGATGTCCCAAGGCGCGCAAACCTCATCAAGCGGCATGAGAAGCCCTTGGCTCAGCTGCCCTCGCAGCCTGATGGTCTTTAAGCGAAATCCTTCTGTTCCATCAACCATCTTCTTGTATGAGCTCTTGCGAAGAAACTCATATTCTGGCTTGATAGGCAGAAACGAATCGATTTCGTAATAAGCCGCCAGATCGCCAACTCCAAATTGACCCTTTTTGGTGACAACCTCCCAGCCATCCACACGCGCAATCTCTATGGCGTCCGCGCCAGGGATAGGCGACAGCTCTTCAATCTTCCTGACGGTGACTAATCTCCGCATGGATTCTCCAAAAAATAATCCCAATCGATATCATCGACCAGGATTATAACTCAACAGTTAAACTTTAAAAAATGTATTTTTATTGGGGGATGTCGATTACTTCAACGAAGTCCGCTTTCGCTCTCCGTCGCATATCCGTCTATAGCCTCCGGGTGCAGCGACAACGATATGCGGCTGATCCTTGCCCAACATCTCCTGATTGCGCGTAGGGACGTGCCACAGACTAAAACCCTTACTTTGTAGCGTGTGAGGTCCATAGTTCACTCAAGAGGAATTGAGACTGGGCTTCTATCGATCTGCTTTTCCGCCTGCAAAGCAACGAGCGGACGACTAGGTGTTTCCTTCCATCCTTCCTGTTTGAGAATCGGGAGCTCCTCAGGAAAAAATCCAACAATCACAAGCCCCTGATATTTTGGCGAAAAGAAATACGCCGCAGAAGTTATGATCCTAACGGTCTCTCTTAGAATAGACGCCCGATCCCCTCTGATGTGTCCAAGGTTAAAAGTAATCTTACTTGTCGGGGTCTTTGCTGCATAGAGATGGATGCTGTCGACGCCGACTTTCCCTTTGTCGAAAGGTCCCGCAGCAAATGCCGTTATCTTGTGGCGAAGCGCGTCTTGCCAGTCTCGTCCCATCGTCATAGTTCGGCTCCATCCGTAACTTGACAGCAAAATATTCCATTCCGCCGCCACATATCCACACAACGCTGACGGTCTTCAAACGCAATGTCGGGGACTTCGCCCCATGCTGTGATGATCTCCGCTAGCAAGTCCTGTTTTACAGTATCGTCGGGGCGATAGTCATGAGCAGGACGAAAATACATCGCATCGGCAGCTAAATCGTGCCTCTTAAGCCAAAGCTCTGTTGCTGGACGACATCCTTCATTGCGACCACTACAAACCAAGATCGTTGCGCCATAGCGCTTCAATGCGCGCCAGATAGTGGCTGTTGCGTCGATAATAGCATCCTCGTCAAGCGCAGCATAGAACGCCTCCCGACTGGGAGGCGTCTTCTGCACATGATAACGCCGATGGGCACAATCAGCGACTGTCCCATCAAGATCGAAAATCGCGATCATTTCGGGCCTTCCTCGTCTAACGCAGCATGAAGTTGCGCCTTCAGATCGGCCCTAACGTCGACAAAAACGTCATCGCATCCAATAGCGATAGAGTACATTACGATAGCTATTCCGCCTAATCCGCCAATAAATATGGCGAACAAGCGCACAGAAGTCAGATTATGATCAAAGACGCCAGAAAGCAGCATGATCAAAACACTAGCAAGAAATATACCTTCTCCTAGCGTCGCAAAATCTAGTTTCTTTTTATTGTCAACTATCATGCTGATCTCGTTTCAAGGCTATGTACAAATTTCGTGAGGGTCGCCATGAACTGCTCCTGGGCGGCTTTGTCTCCTACGTTAGCGAGCAAAGCAGCTTCGCGTTTTTGGACTTCGACAGAGAATAACTCCATCGCCTTACGCCCAGCCTTAGTGATAGTTATGGCCTTGCTCTTTTGATCGTACATCTTTCGGTTAATAAAACCTTTTTGGACGAGTCTTTCAACAACATCGCTGGTGGTAGAACGGTCGATCTTGGTTGACGCTGATATCTCGGAAATCGCATCCACTCCGCCATCCTCTAGCGCAGCTAATGCGGCGTACTGCGAAGAAGTAAGGGCTGCATTGCGATGACGACCGCTCTTAACCTTCGCCACGTTATCAACACGTCCGAGTAGGTGAAATACAACATCTTCAACATTTCTCATTGTAGCTCTGTGTCCTCTTTTGCACATAGAATAGTTCCTACTATTATGGCGACAACGCCATAAGCCCAGACAATAATCTTATACCAAAACAGCGCGTCGGGAGGTATCGTCAGTATGGCGAACAGCCCTAAAAAACACATCACCGCAAAGAGTAAGATGTTAATAGCTCGCTCTATCTCTTTCATGCCCCTCCGGTCTCCATTTCAACGACCGATCACCTTCGGTCGCGAGCCTGATCACCATAGCGCCAAGCTGTTCGAGCTCTCTCATTACGTGCTCTGTTGTCGTCTTTCCTTCTTCAAAGTCAAGAAGAGCCTGAGTGGCTTCTCCAAGCTCCTCAACTAAAGCAGCTATTCGATGGGTGTTCTCTGGGAAAATAGCGCGCGCCCTGGTCACTTCAGCCAATGCAGCCGCTACGAACGCTGCCTCTTTATCGAATTGTTCCGAGCTTCGCGTCTTCTTCGGTTCCATACTTCGCGTCTCCTTTAGTGGGAAAAACATACCCATGATAGCCAAACGAAGACAGCAATCCACGCTTCGATAGAGGCCATGTTATTTATGTCGTCCCAATCATCAAGGTCATCTATCAGGTTTTCAGCCGCAAGGAATACGATGACCGGAAGAACGGCAAAAGCCAACGCCTTTAAACCCCACACCATTATGCTGAGAACGACCATAAAGGACACAAGAGGGAAAGCTTCTCGAAGGACGTGATAATAAACCTTTCCGATGGCCAGAGGAAGAGCCAAGATGATTATAGCGTATCTTCGTCCCATACTTTGCGAGCGACTATGCGGCTGGATTTTTTCAATTTCACCCACTTGACGTTGTCCTTATTGACAGGCTTGACTTTATCGATCACACGCAACCAGTAGTCAGCACCTGGAGCTTCGCCAACTTCAGCGAGAAAGACTCTATAGTCGATCCACCTTTTGTCTAACTGTCGCAGGTAACTTCGACGCAAATATCTCCATGCGTAATGAGTTTTCACGTGAAACTCTGGAGGTCTCGCGTTTACAAACTCTCGACACCCGAAGCAACCTTTAGACTTCCCACTTTTTAGGTTGTCAGCGCGAACCCTACGCCTAACGCCGCATGTGCAGCGGCAAAGCCAAAACCCAATGTCGGATGGGGCGATAACAGTCCATTTGCCGAAAACTTTCCCAGTTAGGTCTGCTCTTGGCGCCATCTCCGCTCTTTCAGCATAATATTTCCCGGCTCATAGTTTCGACTGCGATCTTGCCTGACCACACGCTTATCTAGATTATCCCGCCCGACGTACTCCAAAAAGACGTCCCAGTCCAGCCATTCCTTGCAGAGAAGGTTGTCGTCTCTAAGTTCAGCCCAACAACGTCGAAGAGCTGAACGGCTTAACCCATGAGTGGTTATCGCGCAGCTGCGGCATTTTGGCCGGATACCGGACAACCTGACAATGTTTTCGCGGCCGCAGCTGCATCTAACACGACAATAAGTCTTAGACCCACGATTCGGAGCGCGGCCTAGGATGACGCGGTCGCCTACCTTTGTCCCGATGAGATCGTCACGCCAGTAACTATGTATGCCCATCATGCCCCCAAATCATAGACGTAGACAGGAATGTGCCTCTTGATAAAGTGCTCAAGAATAAGGGGCTCCACTTCGGACCATTCGCCACCTGCCAAGCCACAGCCAATGCGAGGCATATGAATACTGTTTCCCATGCCCGACGCCTCCGCGCAAGAGAAGTTCAGAATTTCTCCTAAACATTGAAAGCATTGAGCAAGAGCGTCATATTTAATGCCCAGCGCATCAGCTATCATATGACAGGCCAAAACCTTGAATTCGACAGGAGTGAACTTGATCGCGCCGAGTTCGAAAAGTCGTCCAGAAGCATGCCATTCGCGGAATTCTTTCTCAGCGACGGGCCAGCGGCGAGTTAAAGCGTCCGCAAAGCTTCCGCTCCATTTCCCTTGGACGTTGCAAAGATGGGCAATAATGCGAGCTTGGTTGCCACAGTCTACAGGCCGAGTCGCGTCGCCCGTCAGATAGGTTATTGTCAATGCATCACCTCTTTATCGTCCATTATCTTAACGATGATGTAGGCTAACGTCTCGGCGTAGTCTGCGCGCCCCGAAGCGTAAGTTTCAGCGCGGAACATCACATAGGAAGGGATGTTGACGCCCCGGCGATATGCTTCATCCAGAAGTTCAAAGCATAAGGACTGGATAAATCGTGGCTTACCCGATGGCTCTATGGGCTCATACACTGACATATCCACTAACGGCGCGTTGACTGCGTGGTTGACTATGTCAAGAAATGGCCTCATCTGCGCTTTTATCATGGACATGCCTTTCAATTGCCTGGATGGCCTGTGTGAGAAACGCTTCACGTTCGTCTTCCATGAAGCAACCGTCACCTCGGGGCTGCGCCTCAAAGACGAGAGTTCCGCCAACGTCAGGGCAGGTTACAGTGAAATTGCCATGGCGAAGACGAAGATACCCGACTTGACGCTTGCCGAGATAAGCGTCGTATTGCTCTGGGCAAGCTCCGCAGGTCAGGGCAAGCTTGATCCTCGTGTTCTGAGTGACAGCGGCAATCTGTTCTTTTATGATCTGCTGTTCTTTCTCATAGTCTTCAGCGAGACGCTGGGCGTAAGTGGATAACGTTTTCACAATAATTTCCTTTCGATTATTTTCCGGATGTTCTTCAGCTTTTCGGTGTCAGGAATGTTGCTGTTCAAATTGAAGTAGACCCAACCGAGCTTCTCGCTAAGTTCGCGGAAGGCGGCTCGCTCTTCTTCGAACGCTTCTCCAGCCGCTTGGATCGGAACGCCTGGAACGGCAAAGACCTTTCCGCTATTCCAATCGAAGCCCAAAGAGAAGCCGGTGATCGGAATCGTTGGAAGGCCACCAACAGAGCCAGACAAAGTCTTCCGCGCGACAACGATAGAAGATTCTCCATCTCTGTCCAAATAACGCATAAGCGTCTCTATCGCGCGAGAAACTGTAATGCTTTCCGTCATTTAATCCCCATAAAAATGATAATCGTCATGCCGAGAACTAAAACAACCAAAGCTAGGATCTCGCCTTCCATATTTGCTCTCCATTAGCCTTAAGAAAGCTGGACCCTACGTCAGGTGGGATTCGCGTGTCAAGCAGAAACCGAAGCGCGCCACCGAGCATAATGAAGCTCCAATTCTTTAAGATCACGCTTGCCTTTAACAGTAAGGTTTACGATGCGATTGTCACATTTTTCGCCGTTGATATGCGAGACGAAAGCGGGAGTCCAGTTAAAAAGATAGAGAAGCGCCAGCCTGTGGGCGAGGTTGCGCTGGCCATCAATGGCGATGACGAGATGCTTGTCACGTGGGCATTTGAAACCCGCAGGCGAGCCGCGTAGCTGACGGCCCTGGGAAACCCGCCACCGAAAAATCCCAGTGTCGGGATCATACGTCAGAAAACGTTTTAGCTTCGCTTGCGTCATGTTTTGCCCCATGCTCTGCGTCGGCTTCGCCTTCATACTTCGTGTCTCCTGCGGCTCCATGCTTGCCTCCTTTAAGATGGAAGCGACGATACATCAGAACGACGGATTCGGGAAGTCTGCCGCCGTAAAAAAATGTTATCGGCGACGCCTTCAAAAAAAATGAGGGGGCCTCGAACGCGAAACGGGGGGGCGGGGATAGCGGAAAGGCGATTCTGGCCAAGGGGGAACCTAGGATAAACGCGTTTAAAGTATTCGGGGAAATGTCGTTCTTGAGAGGAAAACTCGCGGTCGATGAGCCGACGGATGGCTTTGGTATGGGGAATGCGAAGTCAGCCGTTGGGATAATGCCCGATGGTTAAGCCAAAAAACAAGGAATACGGCGTGTAATAGAAACTGTACGGCATCAGAATTTTTGGCGCGTGGGTTAGGGGACTTCCTCACCCAAATAATGAAGAGCGGCATCGCGATAGGCATCATAGGCTTTAGCGCGGTCATAGAAATACCCGAGACGTATACGTTTCCGCCGGACAATGATGTAACCTTCCCACATCTTTCGGTCAGCGTCAAAACGAACGCCTTTGAACTTACGCTGACGAATCTTTCTCGGCGGAGGGTCGCCATTAACGTACAAGTAAGCAAGATGATTCGCCGAAAAAACTTTGCCGTCAATCTCAATCAGGCGATACCCGTCCTGGTCAGTCCAGGTGGCAAGGTCACCAGCTTTCGAGCCTCCATGCGCAACCCGCCACCGGAAGTCGCCGGTCTGTGGCTCATAGTCCAAAAGGCTCTTTAAGTATGCTTGTGTAGTCGTCACTGTGGCTCGCGAGGCTTCTTGCTGCGCTTAAAAATTTCGGCGCGCAATTCAGGGATGTCCCGAATAAGTTCAAGAATAGTCCAAATGTGAGAGGGAGGAGGAACCATTCGTATCCATTCCCGGATAGTGGGATAGTCAATGCCAAGAGCTCGCCCAAATTTAGCCGCATCTAAACCAAGAGATTTAAGCTCCGACTTGAATTGAGACGTAATCTCTTTGCGCTGTCGGACTTCACTAACCGTATAACCTCTGCGTATGGCCGTTCCGCTAAGCTCTTCTGTCAATATTCTTCTCTTTTCCTATATGGTTAATACGTCACTGTTTTTTGTTATACAAGTCGCCGCTTTAAAAAAACAGGCCCCTCTTAAGCGAATTTTTCTCATCGTTCCAAAATTTTTGGCGCGTGGGAAAGGGATGCTCCATCCACGCGCCTCTGGCGTCTTGTTCCACGTCGCGTTCCGCTTCAAGTGAATCGTTTTCCCATAGTGTTACCTTTCTCGAAAGGCTTCCCTCTAGGCTTAACCTCTATAGGATACGCTCTCTTGTACTCCGCAAGGGCTGAATAATCAGCCTCGAACAAAGCAAGCTGCCTCATAGCCCAAACAGGAGCCTCGACAAATGGTCGTTGCCCACACCAGGATTTAACCGCGTCAGGCGAAACGCCTATGGTTAAAGCATACGTGCGAGACGTAAAGCCAAGAGCAGTGATGCGGCTGAGGAAATCGTGGCCCGGATTTTCGGGCGCAAAAGTAGGGGAATTCTCCGTCATGTCTTCTTACTCCTATTCAATACCAATATCCTATATTCTTCACACTCCCTTAAATCAGATAAGATTACCCATACATAAGAAGGAGGTGGGATTAACCGTATCCAGTTCCGAACAGTCATCGGATGGATGTTAAAAGCTCGCGCAAATCGCGCCGCATTTAGACCAAGCTCACGTAGTTCCGCCTTAAATTGTGACGTGATCTCTTTACGGAGAGCAGTTTCTTCAGTCGTGTAATGAGAAATTATAGCTTCCCTACAAAGAGGTAGGACTTTACCCTTTGCAAAAGTGTTTTACCGGGAAAATCGGTGCCTTAGGGTATAGTCTTACCCCTTTTTGGTGCTTGTAAAGGGCTGTTTACGCCGAAAAAGCTCTCCGTTGTATGGATTAAGCTCAAAAGCGCCGCCTAAAGCAGTCCAAAGAGGTAGGACTTTACCCTTTGTGGAGGCAAAAGCCGGGGAAATCGGAGACAAAAGATGGGAGCATAGGTTTGCGTCCGTAGGGTGAGGGGCGGATTCCAAAAAATTCTGGCGCCAAGAAACAGGGGTGTCCCCTAAAACTTCAATCGAACCTAGCAAACTCTCCAAAATGATGACGAGCAGCTACACGATAAGCTTCATGAGCCTCCTCAGGAGTAGAGAAGTAACCGAGATGGATGTTCCGGCGATTGACCTTTATCCGGCTTCGCCACTTTCTTTTCTGCTGGTGAAACCCAACCCCTTTGAAACCAGAACGATTATGAGATGGACGTTTGCAATTGGCGCTGTTCTGAAATGGAGTAGCTGGACGAAGGTTGGAAATTCGATTGTCAAGGGTGTTCCCATCTCGATGACCAATTCTCGGAGGAACATAACCATGGACATAGAGAAATGCTAGCCGATGTGATGAGTAACGCTTGTTATCTATTTGTATGTAATGGTAAAATCCGTATTTGTCACGCCTCGTTGTCCCCGCCACAGTACGTTTTAGGCCAGAGCCTTTGTCGATAAGCCACGTAAAAATCCCGGTGCAGGGGTCGTAAGTAAGTATCTTCTTGAGGTATTCTTGGGTAATCATGGGTCGATGTTAACATGCGGACCCAACTTGACAACCCGCTCATGAGGAAAAGTTCCGTATAGGGGATAGGGGAGCCGGACCAGGGTCAGGGGCGGCGAAGGAGGGGGTACACCCCTCCGTACACCCCCAATATGGAACCTTATACTGAAGGTCAGCCTACAGACCGACAGTGGGATGAGCATAGGGCACTGAATATCCGACGACAGATCGGGGAATGCTAGCGATATCAATGACTTAGCGAAACGTTATGGGAAATGTAGAATGGCAATTAGACGCGTTCCATTCTTACGCGTGTTGCATATGAACGATGGATGTTCGATTCGCATAAACCCTATTATGGAATGTACATATCTTTGCGTATTTGAATATACGAAACTGCGACGCGCTATCGCCACGATTGCACACTGATTGTCCGAATTTGGAGCGTTTTTGGCAGTCTACGGCGGTGAATTGTGGCGGAATTGTGGCGAGAATGTGACGCATGACGTTGCTGCGAGGTTGTCTCAGCCCGGCAATTTTGATCATTTTTGGGGAAATTGAGCGTTTTTGCCACATTTTCGCCATAATTGAGACACATTTGGAGCAAATCTCGCGCGTGTGTGGGGTGCTGTGAGCGACTGAGCCCCACTTTTCCCTCCGCTTTCACCTTATTTAGCCCGAATTTGGCTATCTTTCCCTTCGCTTTCACCTTATTCCGCCCCATTTTGGCGTGTTTTCCCTCCACTTACCCAATTCCCGCTTGTGTCGCCTACTTTTCACCGATTACGTTACTTTTCCTTGGTCTTTTCACCTATACCGTCACCCATCTGTCTAGTGTCTATAGACAAATTTTCTGGCTTCCGTGACGTTTTTTTTGGGCGCGTGTTTTAAACTGCTTTTTTTTGCCATCTACGTCATTCGACGTTGCCTCCACACTGGCGGAAAGATTAGGTTTGATTGCTGATGACACTTGAACTTTAGAGGCTTCCTTACGCTTCTATAAGCTTTCTAGACGCTATCAATTTAGAGGGCGTTTTGGGGCTTTTCTCGCCTGTTGCGTTGTTTCTGCTTTCGTGGGTTGCTTTCTGGTCTTTACCTTAGTCTATATAGCTTAAGTTTGAGGGGATTTCCCTTTTCTTTGGCGCCGAAAATTTTGAGGCGTCTACGCAGTACGGGCGTCCGGAATTTTCGCCTAGCCGCTTATCTCTCGTGTCGTTTACTGCTGTGCTATCCGCTTGACCTAGCCCCTTATGCTGACTGGCCTTTTCTTAGCTTCTTTTAATGGTTCTGAACTGGGAATTTCCCTTCTTTGTTGCGCCGAAAATTTTGCGCCAGAGACATAGCGGCAACTTTCGCGGACTTCCGTTGATATCATTGAACAATTTCCGCTCAATCTAGCCGACTCGTCGCTCGTGAACCATGTTCATTTTGCAGCTCGGAGCGCATAGAACATTCATCTGACGTTTTTGTTCTCACGTGGTTCGCGTAGTTATCAACACCTGACGCTAACGTTAGGGAATATTTTTTCACTCACGTATTTTTTTGTTGCCGTCGCACGTAGGAGTCGCTAGGGTTGTTTTCAAGGCGGATGTAACTCTGCTGAGTTGACTGGCAGTGGCGCTTCTCCGGGAGGGAATATCCCTTTCTTTTGGCGCCGAAAATTTTCGGTAAACCTTTGAGTAGCCTACGCATTTTGATCTTTGAAAATTGAATATCCTTCTGTGCTTTCCTACCATAGGCCAACTCTTAGGAGATACGCCTATGACCTTAGAAAGTATGGTTCGCTGGAGCGAACGTAAACTATTCGACGGTAGATATCTGACTCGCCATGGCGTCTCTATGTTTGGGCGTTGTGTGCGAGTTTGCGAGAATACCATTGAGATAGCTACGCCCAATAGTGAGCAACCTGGATTTAACGCCAGCGTGCTCATTATCGGATTTTTCTCAATTCAGCGTATCACCTTCAACCCTAGGAAAGCCTAATGAACCATTGGACTCAGACGATAGCGCCTAAGCATGATGCATGGTATGCGGCGATGAATGAATTTAATCGCCAAGCTGGATTGCTGCGAGCCGAACGGGACTTACGCATTAGAATACGTATCTCGCATAGGCAACTGATACGCGAACGGCATAAGCCAAGCGCTTTCGCGCTGCAACAACGTTATCTAGACTTTATTGACCGCGAATATGCATTCTGTAACGCTAAGATTGAAGCGTTACGCCCTATTTACCCTAGATAGCGTTTCACATGAAACGTAGGGCGTTCGCGACAGCATGAAACATAGTTAGAAACAACGGCCTATGATAAGAAAGCATAAGAGGGATTAGAGAAAGGAGGCGTTAACTTGCTGTGGAGGCAAGCGGTCTTTAACATTGTTTATGATCTTGCTGCCTGATAAGGCTTTAAGACTTTTAGGGAAATCACTCTTTACTTTTGCGCCGAAAATTTTTGCTTAATCGCAATAATTGGTTCCGCAAAAGCATCGAAGAAAACTTCTAAAAGTCTTTGCCTTATTTGGTCACGAGACTTCCAAGAAAGGCGGCAAAACCGAAAGGTTGATGCAATGCCAAAATATTTGATTAGCGGATTGCCCGTACATTATCGCTACGAAGGTAATTCGATTATTGAGCAGACTAGACTATCCATCGAAGTTAAGAAGGGCGTCGACGTCAAAAATTTAGCCGAATTACAAGCGGAATTTGACGCACACTGCGCCGAACTGACCGGCAACGGTAAACAATGTTATCGAATGGACGCTACGCCATACGCAGGCGTTAGGGCGTTCGCTGGCTTTAAAAAGGCGTCAGCAAAGAACGGTCCATTGAATCGAGTCATCAATTCAGAGGAAGCAATCGCTAAGGCGAAAGCTACTGTTTGAACCTAACCGCCGCCTTTCTTGGAAGTTTCGTTACTTTAATGGAGATTGAAAATGCAAATTGACATTGACACATCATGCTTGGACGCTGGCGTAACGGTTTATCTTGAATCAGCTATGTATGATTTTGAAGGTGAATTGCTTCATGGTGAAACGCCTGAAGATATCGAAGATATAGATACAACGGGAATATTCTTTATCCTTTGCTCTGATACCAATGAAAAAATCAGAATAAATGGATGGCTGTTTAGTTGTGAAGTTCTGAATTAATCGGAATTTTCCTTTGTTTTGCGCCGAAAATTTCGGTTAACGCCTTTAATGACGAACGAAGTTAACGCTAATTTGGGGCTAACTATGAAATATTTTGTGAGAGAAAACGCGACAGGAAAAGTCCGTTTTACTGCAAATATCGGCTGTGGTCCAAGTTCTGGACGCGCAACTAAACTTCGCCAAGCGGTTGTTTGGGCTATCGGAAACAATCAATCACTTGAACATTGTGATTTATCTGGCGCTGATTTGGCTGGATTTGATTTCTCCGGAAGGGTATTTTATAACTGCAATTTTACCGATGCTGATTTGACAGACACTAGTTTCCGCGCAAGTGATGTTCGCCGCTGTGACTTTATTCGCGCTGATTTAACAAATGCGTGTTTTCGTAATGCACTAGCAACAATGGCAAATTTTACCGATGCAATAACGACAAATATGCTTTTTGCTACACACAGAAACGATGTTATTGGCTTAGTTTAACGATAATTCCTTGGGGCGCACACAACGCCCTTAGTGATTAACCACAACGAAAGGCTTGATTATGTTCACAAAAGGTTTTGACGCGCATGTGTGTGAAGGCGACTCTATCACTTGCGAAGTTGACGGATTCGAGATTCGCGCAACTATTACGCGCGACGATGACAGCACACGTCCAGATGCACGCGATTGCGGATTTTGGCCGTCGAAGAATCCTTTGAGCAATGGTTATGTTGGGGAGAATCCTCCCGTTCCATTCGAGACACAGATGAAAAAGGCGCAAGCGGTAATGGATACTTGGCTTGCCGACAAATGGTTTTATTGCGGCGTTTGCGTCGTTGTATCGCGTAAAGGAATCGACTTAACCGACAGATACTCGAATTCGTGCTGGGGAGTCGAATGCAATTATCCTGATTCTGACAACAGTCATTTGATGGAAGTTGCTAACGATTTGTTGGGTGAGGCATTGGCGGAAGCGAAAGCAAAGTTAGCGGAATTGTGCAGCTTCTATAAATCGATAGATACTAAGATGAAAGACGCCATTACTTCGAAGAACAGTTGACATTAACCCTTGGGCTAGCTGGAAACTAGCTCAATAGTTAACGACAACTACTAACATAAGGGTAAAACTATGGGCGCACCATTTTTAACCGCTAATGATGTTGTGATTATCGCCACAGATAGGGGCGGAATTGCCAGCGTAAACGGCTATGATCCAATTAAAGTTGTTGTGGAAGTCACAGCAATCATGTCAGAAAGTTGTTCACTGAGGGGCAGCAATTTATCAGAACTCAAAGGAATGATTGCAAGGGAATTAAATCAGCAATTTGAGAATCGCGCGCCTCAGCGCGTAAGGCTTGTTTGTAACAACGAAGCATTGCGCGGGGATTGTGCGGGATGGAGTAATGAGCCAACTTGGCGATTGGCGCTAGCGTTTGCGAATCATAGGGGACTCGCAAGCGCAAAGGCCAATTTTATGGCCAAGCTTACTGAGTTGGGAATTGAGCTTACGCCTAACATCGTTAGAAATTTCGCCATTAAGACAACGGAGCAATTGGCGCAAAGTGATTTTGACGACATTATTTTTGATGATGTCGATTGGGGCGAACTAACGAAGCAATGGATGGATCAAGCTAAATTCGACGCAGGTTGACGCTAATTCCTTGGGGCGACAACCCGCCCTAAGTGATTAACGACAACTGAAAGGCGCTATCATGTATATCTCTGAATATGACGAACATTCATTTGAATTAGTTGCCAGTGTTCTGTGGCAAATTAACCCTTGCTTGCGGGAAAAATACGCGAGCAAGATTGAACTTATTGAATCTATGAAGTTTCAAACTGGTTGTCATCTGCATGAACCTGGATTCTGGGGAACGGGCGGTTATTACGTCACTGTTATTGATAGGGGTGAGCGTGGTTATTACGCCATGGCTTCACTTGGCGGATATGTTGTTAGTGAGTATCTGAAAGATCATAGCGAAGATGACTGGAATGTGCGCGTTGCCTCTAAAGATGAAAGCGCTCCGCGCATAGTTTAACGCTAATGTTTGGGCTATCTTTCCTAGGATAGTCCAACGATTAACGCTAAACACATGAGAAGGCCATGACAAAACCAAAGGAAAGCACAGTAACGCGCCAACAACGGCTTTACATTGCGTTAGGAGTTGGCACGCATACCGCAAACATTATCTATCAAGGCAAGGAATCATCGGCAATCATTACGATAACTACAAAAAAAGATACACGCATATTGGTGTATCGCGACACATCCACAGTAGGGTTTGAATGCTTACTCGCTTTCACTATTATCGATAACAATATGGGTAAGGCGTCAACCATCTTCACAAAGCGGAATATTGCTGAATTTCAAAAGGCGATGGCAGAATTTCCGCCGCAGAAAACGATTAACCTTAACTAGAAAGATTGCGACATGGCTTGGGACTGGTCTTACTCTGACGACGCGACTGCATACGCCGAAGAACAGCTTGCGAAGTTTTCACGTGAAACACTGCTAGAAATAGCGGAGGAATGGAAAGCCAGAATAAACGAGTTGGCGGAAACTAAGCACAATGAAGACGAATGGATGGCGGAGGAAGGTGAAGAAATTCCGCCATTTGTTGTGCCTTGTACTCTGGACTTTGCGGAAATAATCGAAGATTCAGAAGGGAAAATACAAGTTTTCACCGACTCCATGCTTGCTAGCTGGATATGGGAACAAGCGTCTAGCTGCGAGCATGGCCGTACGTGTTCTAATGGTGGCCATGAGTTGTATGTTTGCCCACATGGTTGCCACACAGTCGATTTAGGCGATATGCCTGACGATTGGTCACCAGAAGAGTACTGATATGACACGCGACCAAATACAGTTATGCATAACGCTCATACTCGCACCCGTAGTGCTCGCTGAAATTATTATAGCAATAGCGCTATGTTTCGGCGCAATGTAGTTGATAATTCCTTGGCCTTTCTTTGGAATGGCTAAGTGATGATTAACTATTCTTACGGAGAATTCCTAAAATGCTTAGCAAAAAAGAGGAATCCATCTTGCGCCTCTATTGGGGGCGCGAACGCTTCTATCACGCAATTCGTGTCACAGCACAAGGCGAGGTACAAGCGAAACAACGCCATGATTCCCCTTGGGGAGTCCTTGGAACCGCAGAACAGGCTAAGCGTTCAGCGGCGGAGTTGATAAAACGTGAGTCTGAATATCTAAGATGGAAAAGCTTTGAAAAGATACCTGGAAGAAAGGTTAGGAAAAGATGATAGCAAATATTAATCCTGATACGGGAATTGCGTATGGTTATATTTCCGCCAATGCGCTGGACTCCGAACTGGTCACTGAGTTGATGAATTGCGGAAACAATCTAACGGCTAGTGAGGCTTATTCGGCGTGGGAAAAAGAGAAAATAGCGCATCTTCAGGTAAACAATCCTAAAATGAGCGATACAGAAGCCAAGGAAGAAACTGGATTGAGTTCTCACGAGTTTTGGGAAACATACGAAGATTATGAACCAACTATTGAGGGCACCAAAGACGGTGTTAATTATCGTACATCATGGATTGGCGGAGCGCTTAACTTCTTTATATTTTCGTCGCCACATATAACCCAAAACGCTAGACTGGCAAGCCCTTGCGTTCCCAATGCGGGGATTCTTGACACATTAGACGGCGGAATAACGTCTTATAATGTTCCTGACGATTGGCGACGCGTCGAAGATTAATGCTAATTTCGTGGGGCGGAAACGCCTCACGTGGTTAGTGTTAACCAAAGAAGGGCAACGCAATGGATATGGAAAAGCTTCGTATTTACTCTCACAGAGAATGTGGGATCATGCGTTTCGGGGATTTTGAAGCGCTTAAAAAGCTTCCAGAAGGGAAAGAGCTTTACGAAACGTATAGAATCGTGCTCGACGTTGCCGTAAGAGCTTGGCGCAATAATATTTCGTTCACATTTGGCCCAACAAACTGTGACGCGTCAATGGGAGACACGCGAACGGATCATTGCGTGTGGAAATGCTGGGGAACGACGTTAAGCTCTGACCGCAAGCGAAGTCATCCGATAAAAGGCATTGGCGCAACCCCAGAGCTAGCACAGATAAACATGTGTACGAACGCAACGAAAGTACAGAATAAGTTGGACGGCCACGAAGAATAGGATTGCAAGCTATGACATGCAAAATAAAGGAAGTTCTTGGTTTAGAGTTAAATATGTACCAAGTTAGCGCAGTAAGAATCGAGTATTCAAAAGATTCCTCGTTTTACTCGCTTATTCCCAATAAGCATTTAGCGCTAGCTGTCACAAACAGCGTAAAAGTGGTGGATATCATGAAGGGAACGCCCACAAATTTAGCGGAAGGAAAGCGCGCCTGGACTCAATGTGGTTATCCACCTGACTCCGCAATAGAGGAAATGGTTTGGATTATTGTTGACTACGAATCGTTTAAAGAGCATTGGTTTATTCCGCAATACTGACGCTAATTCCTAGGGCTGGCGACAGCCTTAGTGATTAACGCCAATGCGTTAAGTGTTAATTGCTTCACGTCGCATTCCGCTTCATAGTGCAACCCAAAGGGAAATACCATGACCGCCATTAGACTCCCTGATTACAGCAACACAAACGTTTCTCATGCGCCAAAATTCGATGGCTCTCGCGTCACTGGCGCGTACGCCGTCGATGCTGACAAAATGGGAAACGTCGACTTCACAATGACGAAACAATGGGCGACTCGCGCGCCAGATGAGCGTTTTAACAGTCTTGATGATTTGTACACAAAAGCGCTGTGTTACGAAGAAAATTCGCGCGAGAATCTTATCGACGTAAATAGCGTTGAAGTAACTCCATCAATGGACTTGCTGTTGCCTTATCTCACTGGCGGACAGATAACGACTACGCCGACACACCTTGCTTTCCAACAGTTGTGCGCTTTGGCGAATCCGTCAATCCCTTGCGATTATGTGGTAAATTTAGCGCTTGTGGGGGCAACCGGCGAAGTGGCCACAGCATTACGCAACGGATTACGCAGAAGCGCTGCGAAGAAAATCTCAGCCTATACAATGCCTGAAAACGGCGTGAATATTCTTCGTTCGTGCATGTATAACGAAGATACGCGTTTAACGTTAGCGCAGATTATCCGCCAACTCCAACGCGCGGTCGGCAATCTAACGGGATTGGATGGGTCTGATTGGAAGACTCCAGGGAAGCTTAACTGGTCAACGATTGAACATAATCCATTTGACATGGCAGGGCAACAAAGCCTGTTCATGTCGGACAGGGACATGACGCTGTTTTTCTGCAAAGATGCTAATCCGCTTGAAGCTGGAAAAACGCGTCGTGGGTTGCCGGATGTTTATTTTCCTGGCGCGATTATCAGCGCTAGCGAAACTCAGCAAATGGCGATTCATATCACATTGATGATGCTGCGCGGCGTATGTTGCAATCTGTCGCTAAGAGGCGTGGAAGGCAAGCGGTCGTTACAAATCAAGCACAAGGGCAATGCTACGCTACGTCTGGAGCGAGGTTTTGATGTTCTGGACTCGCCGCAAGATGGCGCGAAATTCGTTCGCCAGATTTTGAGTATAAAAGAGGAACGGATTCCTTTGCTCAGCTATCGCGACAGCCACGCTGACCAGGATGAAACGCGAGTGCAGTTCTTGCGAAAAATTGGTTTCACTATTAAAGCGTCTGAGGCTATCATGTCCGCGAGCATGAAGCACGAACAGCACCCATTGGAAACGATCTATGACGTTTACCAAGGCATAACGCAACACGCACAATCGCTGCCAAACTATTCCGATAGAAACGCCATGGAATATGCGGCAACTAAGTTGCTACCTAAGAACATTTAACGCTAATTTCTTGGGGTGGTTTGCGCCACCCTAAGTGGTTAACGCTAATTCTAAAAACCATACAGAAGGGAAATTACCATGAAATTCGACGTAACAAATCGCTGGAGCGGGAGTATCATTTTTACTGCTGAGATTCAATGTGAGGAAGGCGCGAGTTACGGCGTCAGGCTTGGCTTCGCGGTCAAATGGGGCATCACTAACACCGCTAACCTGTGCAACGCTAACCTGTGCAACGCTGACCTGCGCGGCGCTGACCTGCGCGGCGCTGACCTGCGCGGCGCTGACCTGCGCGGCGCTGACCTGTGCGGCGCTAACCTGTGCGGCGCTGACCTGTGCGGCGCTGACCTGTGCGGCGCTGACCTGCGCGGCGCTGACCTGTGCAACGCTGACCTGTGCGGCGCTGACCTGCGCGGCGCTGACCTGCGCGGCGCTAACCTGTGCGGCGCTGACCTGTGCGGCGCTAACCTGTGCAACGCTGACCTGTGCAACGCTGACCTGTGCAACGCTAAGAATGCCCCAGTTATCATCAACTATCTACCTTGGACGACATATGTATACAAAGATTATGCGATTATAGGATGTCAGGAGATTAGCCGCTATGGAATTGAAACATGGGGCAATGATGTTACTCGCGAACAATACAAACAATATTTTCCGTTTAAGCAAGTCCTTATTGCCGTTTGGGAATACGCATTTCCAATAGGAAACTATTGTGGAGGAATGACCAGCGCAACAGAGCAAGATTGACGCAGCAAAATTTTACGGAACATCTGCAAAGCTCTAGAAAAAAGGCGCAGACATGCGGTTTAGCATATTCGGTAACTGGGGCCATTCTCCAATAGCAACTGTGGATATCGACAGAGGCGAACATAACTCATATTTCGATAACTTAGGGAATGCCGTCAAGTTAGCGATAGCAAAAGGGAAAAACCTATGGGGTGCAAACCTGTGGGGCGCGAATTTACAAGATGCTGATTTATCTAATGCTAGTTTCTGTAGCGCATCTCTACGCTTTGCCGATTTTACTCGTGCGAAACTATGGGGAGCGGATTTTCGCGGCACAGACCTAAGAGGCGCAAAAGGATTGCCGCCTGAAATGGTGCAACCTTTGCTCTTCTTGCGTGACCAGCCAGGGAAAATAAGGATGTACAAGCTAGTTACGGCAGACGGGCAAGGGCCATATCATCGGGGAATCCTATATGAAATAGGGAAAACCGTTAGCGTTAAGAGCGCAAACACTAACGATTGGCAAGAATGCGCAGAGGGAATATCTGTCGGAACTTTAGATTGGTGCTTTAAGCACTGGAAAGAAGGATACCGAATACTAATAGTCGAGTTCGAGGCAAAAGACATTGCCGCGATCCCAACGGCGGCCGATGGAAAAATCCGGTTGTTTAGATGTACTGTCGTTGCAGAAAAAGAATTGAATTACGTAGCGCTCGGTCTGAAAAAACCAACGGAATAGTTTCACGTGAAACGAGGGGAGAAAGATGAACAAGAAAGTAAACATTTCGATAAACGACAAGGCCAAACTTTGCTATCTAAAACATGGCGAAGAATCGATAAGCGGAATAATCGGACGCTTGGTTATGTGGGGAATTTCCGCTGAGGAACTATTCCAAGCGCCGAAAGTTATCATCGAGTTCCATGGCGAAGATGAAATTGTCGCCACGTACTACGCCTCCGAAAGTAAATTAGCAACGTTACGAGCTATTTACTTTAACGCCCAGCAAGAATGGATATTTACCTATACCGGCAGGGTAGCAAATGACGAATAAAGAGCCTTTACTAAGAAAACCCATAAAAGAAATGACAAGCGAGGAAAGGAAAGCGTATCACCGCGAAAGACAAAAAGCTTACCGCCTACGTCAGTATGCAACTCCGGAAACGCGAGCGGCATACTTGGAAAGGCTGCGTCGCGCAACAGCTAAATGGCGAGAAAAGATATTGGCCGACCCTGAGAGGGCGGTGGACTTGAAGAATAAAGAAAAAGAACGGCAGCGGCGGTATAAAGAAAGGAAGAAAGAACGGAATGATCGAACTTAAAAATAAATATGGCGTGGTGCTTTTTTCCTGCGGCAGAGAAGAGCTTAACGCATCGCAAGATGCGAACGACAACAAAGTAAGAGGTGCGGCAGTTGTGCTTGCTGTATCCAGAAAGGTAGATCTATCATTCGCTAATCTAGAAAACATCGAAATAACAAACGAAAGCTTGTTTCAAGCGAAACTTGGATTTGCGAACTTTAAATCCGCGAAATGTCTATCCTGCAATTTCTCTCAAGCTGACTTGGAAAGCGTCCAAGCGCAGGATGCAAATTTTCGCAATCGATATTTGATGGAGCCGACCTCAAGAGGGCCAGACTCGACAGAGCAAATTTGACCGATGCGAGCTTGGATCAGGCGGTGCTTTCTGAGGCGCGCATAGACGACGCTCAGATGCATGGCGCAAGCCTGACTGGCGCGAATTTCTTTGGGTGCGGCCTTGGCCACGCGAAAGATGCGCCGGTTATCATCGATTGGCTTGATTGGCGTGCCCACATATACGAAGACCGCGCAGAAATAGGATGCGTTGTTATACGTCGTCATTTCATGCCAGACGAAATATGGTGGGAAAATGACGATGCACGTGTGCACCTCAAGTATAAAAGCTTGCTTACAGCTATCTGGGAGACTGCGTTCCCCGAATCAGCCTGATGTCGTAATTTATCTCGGTCAAGGTGGGGCCGAGATTGATTAATACATCGAAAGAAGGCGACAAATGAAAGATTTAATCCGGAAAATATGCGAAAAAGCATTAAATGACAGCAACCCACATCAATGTCTCCATGGTGACCAATGGGAAAAGAATCGAGGTATTCTGCGCGAGAGGTTTATTGCGTTTAGCAAGAGGCGTGGCCCGAGGATTGGCGACTACATCAAGAGGCTGGACGGCAAAACATCGCGGTTGAGCGTTTCTTGGGAAGATACGTTCCAATCTGGGAGTGGGGATTATTATCTAGGAGATAATGGAATAAGTTTTAGCGGAAGCTGTGATACGGGAATCATTAGAGAAAATCTGGAAAGAATTCCAGGGCATTGCAACGCCCTATTCTGGTTTTTTAAGGATGATTTTTGGTCGGCAAATAATGGGGTTTCTTTCAGTATTCCTGTGCGAGTTTACCAAGAAATAAACGTGTATCGTTATTTCGTAGAAAGAATTCCGCATATAACGGACAAAGATAGGTGGCGGGTTTTCGTTGGCATGGATTACCTTCGCGGATCAAACGGCCACGTTAAGCAATATATTAGCGAAAAGAAAGCGCGTGAAATTCTAGAAGACGCGTCGACGCGAAAATGGGGCAAGAAATGAAAAATTACCTTGTCGTCAACAAAACCACTCAGGAAGTTTATGCGCAGATTGACGCACAAAACCTTGTCGACCTTCGCCATGAATGGGCAAGACGATGCGGATGTGAAGACTGGAATGACCTTTTGTCTAAGGCGTCGATTTCGATGGATGATGTTCAGGTTTACGTCACCATTCAAAACGATAACGCGGAATCCTCGACTCAGCCTAAGGAGCTATGTTCCATAGCACAGAACAGTATCGAATCATGGTTTTTCGTTGCGCTGTTGCATGGTTCCACCTACGCATTTTGGTTTCTTGAAGACAACGGCGTTGTGGTTGATCGTGGCTTTTCTGTGGACGGGAGAGGTGAATATACCGTTGAGAAAAGCGCCTATCGAGCTTGGGACGACGTTCCTGAATGCCTTAAGAAAGCCTTGGTCGACAAAATTGAAAGGCTTAAATCATTGAGCTAAAACAATTTGCTCGAAATTTACGCCTCTGATAGAATCGCCTGTTACCTATCAGAGGCAATCACATGCTATGCAAAAACTGCCAGACAGCATGCATATCTACATATTGTAGCACAGCATGCAAGGTGGAATATCGAGCCGCCAACAAGTTAACGCAAACCAAGACATGCCCCGAATGTGGGGCGACAATCCATAATAAGCGTGGCGTCTATTGCGGCGAGGCATGCAATCGCAGCGCTGAGGAAAAAAGGCTGAAAGCGGCGATAATGGCGTGCGTCGCCAGTGGCATGTCCGTCCATGAAATCGCGCGGAAATATAAGACATGGCCACGCAAAATTCACAAGTGGCTGCACGAAAGCGACAGGCAACAAGACGAAGACGCAACCGAAGATGTACCCGTTCCTGTCAGCGTCGCGCTC